CGCCCGTGCCCGTGCTAGATACGCTATGGACCAAACCGGTGCCGACGAGAACGGTAACGGCAAAGCCGACAAACGTGAAGGTAAAGACATCGACCACAAGAAGCCGCTATCAAAAGGCGGCACAAACGGGAAGAAAAACCTGCGCGTGGTCAGTAGCAAAAACAATCGATCGTTCCCCCGTAATAAGGATGGTTCGGTCAAGAAGAACGTATGATTTTGGCGAAGTAAGGTGCGAGTGATAGCCTAGAGTGCGGGCGCGATGACATAGCCCAATAACCGCATCAGTTAAACTCCCTTACCTTTCATCCGGGGAATGGTTTAACGGACAGCCGGGAAAGACCGGCACATATTTTGGAGATAAGATGAAGTTAGAGGAATACGATTGGCCACGGCCACATGGGTTTACCCCATTTCAGCACCAAATAGAGACATGCAAATTCTTGGTGCCCCGACGCAAAGCGTTCTGTTTCAACGAGCAAGGTACAGGTAAGACGGCCTCAGTTATATGGGCGACCGACTACCTCATGAAGCGTGGTGCAATAAAGCGAGTCTTGATTGTGTGCCCGTTGTCTATCATGCAGTCAGCGTGGCAAGCAGACCTTTTCAAATTTGCACTACACCGCCGAGTATCAATAGCTTACGGCTCCGCTCGTAAACGCAAAGAAATTATCCAAACCGGTGCCGAGTACGTCATCATTAACTTTGATGGGGTGCAGATCGTAAAGGATGAAATCATCAAAGGCGACTTTGACTTAGTAGTCATCGACGAGGCATCGGCGTACAAGAACGCTCAGACCGACCGCTGGAAAACTATGCGCGACATAGGTAAGCATGTTAAGGGTCTGTGGATGTTGACAGGTACACCAGCGGCGCAGTCACCAACAGATGCTTACGGCTTGGCAAAGTTAATCAACCCCGACAACGTGCCCAAGTTCTTTAGTCTGTTTAGAGACCAAGTGATGATTATGGTCCGCGAGCATCGTTGGATTCCCCGTAAAGAAGCAAAGGCTGTGGTGCACAAAGTTCTGCAACCAGCTATTCGGTTCGAGAAAGCGCAGTGCTTGGATTTACCACCGGTCACATACCTTGACCGAGAAGCGCCGATGAGCGCACAACAGATGAAGTACTACGAGAAGCTCCGTAAGGAAATGCTTATCGAAGCCGACGGGGAAGAGATAACAGCTATCAACGCGGCTGTACAAGTTAACAAGCTGCTCCAAATCGCAGGCGGGGCTGTGTACACAACCAACCGAGAGGTTGTGGAGTTTGATGTAAAGAACAGGCTTACCGCAATACTAGAAGTCATCGAAGAATCCAGTCACAAAGTGTTGGTGTTCGTACCGTTCTCGCACACCATCGAGATGCTCAAAGCGTACCTAGACAAGAACAACATTGTGTCAGAGGTAATCAACGGTGCTGTACCCGTGAACAAACGCGGCGATATTGTGCAACGGTTTCAAACTAGGGAAAGTACTAGGGTGCTGATAATTCAGCCTCAAGCGGCATCACACGGGCTAACCCTAACTGCCGCCAACACAATTGTTTGGTATGCTCCCGTGACAAGTGTGGAGACTTACTTACAAGCTAACGCCCGTATAGACAGGCCCGGTCAAAAGAACAACATGACCGTAGTGCACATTATGGGTAGCAACATTGAGCGTCGGTTGTACCAGATGCTTCGCGGTAACATGAAAAACCACGCCGAAATAATTCGCTTGTACCGTCAAGAAATTTTATCGGAAAGTGTTGACAATGTCTAAAGTTGTGTTATGATTCGTGTCCCTGTGTTTTTTGGAGGTTAGAAATGTCAGATGAAGTTAGTGAGCGGCCAACGATTGATAAGTTGGCGGCGGCATACATCAAGATTAGAGATAAGCGGTCTGAGTTAAAGCGTACGTTCGAAGCTGAAGATGCAGCGTTAGAGGAGCACATGCAAATGTTGCAAGTCGAGATGCTCGATATTTGCAAGGAGACAAACGCCGAAACCATCCGCACAAAGGCAGGCACAGTCATTCGGTCGATCAAGTCACGGTACACGACTAATGACTGGGATTCAATGTATCGGTTCATCAAAGAACACGATGCGTACGGTCTGTTAGAGAAGCGGCTTCACCAAACACACATGAAGCAATTTCTTGAAGAGAATCCCGAACTGCTCCCGGTCGGCTTAAACGTCGATCATGAGTACACCGTGATTGTTAGGCGTCCAACTTCAAAGGATTAAAAAATGAGTGATTTAACTGTATTCAATCAAGACCTGCCAGACTTTTTGCAGGATGCACCGGTCAGCGACCTGACCAAATCTATCGTTGGTACTCGCACTGGCGGCGTCAAGCGTATCGTGCACAAGAACGGCACGTTCCGTAAGATGGTCGGCGGCGAAGAGATGGGCAAAAGCAAAGGCCCCTTAGATGTGATTATCGTCAACGCTTCACCAGCAGTTGGTCGTATCTTCTACGCTAAGCAGTGGACACCCGATGCAGAGCCAACCGCGCCCGATTGTTTTTCTAACGACGGACAGCGCCCAGACGAAGGGTCACAAAACCCCCAAGCCAAGCGGTGCGACGAGTGCTCCAACAACATCAAGGGTTCTGGTCAAGGTAGCTCCAAGGCTTGCCGCTACTCACGTAAGTTGGCAGTCACATTGGTTGACGACTTTGGCACCTCACTTGAGGGTGACGTTTACCAAATTAACTTGGCATCCAAGTCTTTGTTTGGTGATTCAGTCGGCGAAAACACTGCTCCGTTTGAAGGCTATGCTAAATACGTGGCTAACAACGGCAAGAGCATTGATTGGGTTATCACCCGAATCACCAGCAACGACGAAAACGACAACCAGTCAGTTTTGTTCACGCCTGTTGGACATATCAACAAAGCACAGTACGCTGTAACCAGCAAGCTGACAGCTAGCGACGAGACCAAACGCCTCGTTATCATGACGCCGTATCAAGCCGATATGGCGGGTAAGAAAGCCTTGGCCGCTCCTACAAAGAGCGAAGAGGTTGAAGACGATGTACCAGCGCCCAAAAAGCGCGAGACCAAGAAAGTCTCCTCACCGGAGCCAACCTCTAAAAAAGGTTTGGATGATGTCTTAGCCGCATGGGGCGAAGACTGATATGAGTTATGGCTACAGTCAACGGCTTATTGAGGCTAATAAAAAAGCCGACGGAAAATCGTTGGGTGTTGCCCTTGGTCGAGTGTGCATTAAGCAGGACATCTCGGTAACTGAACTCGCGGAGAAGCTGGGGGTAAGTCGGGCTACGATTTACAACTGGTTTTGGGGGCTAAAAACCCCTGACCGCAAGCGCAGTGCCGAGATCGAACGCTTACTAGCAAAACTCAAACGTACTTAACAAATCTTTTGGTTGCGAAACCAAGGGACAACTGTCTTCAAATTATGGCTGACTTTGACTTACTTGACGCGATACTTCCCGAAGAGGGTAGGTATTGCCTCGTAGGTATAGGCCGGTACGTAGATCAACGCTTCGCTTCAACCCGCGAAGAGGCCGAGGAACAAATCCAATCTTTGCTGGCTAAGCAGGATAACGTTTTCTTTGGGTGCGCCAAGTATGGCGAGCTAAACAACCGCAAGCACGAGAACGCCAAGTACTTCAAAGCACTATGGATGGACATCGACTGCGGCCCTAGCAAAGCCGAGCCCGACGAGAACGGCGTCATCAAAGGTTACATTGACCAAGCTACTGGTCTAGCGGAATTCCAAAAGTTTTGTAAAGCGGTCGGTTTGCGCCGACCCATAATCGTTAACTCAGGTAACGGCATCCATGTTTACTGGCTGCTGACTGAAACGACGGATCAAAGACATTGGAAGCCACTAGCCAAAGCGCTCAAGGATTTGTGCCGACAGCATGGGTTTATTGTTGACCCAGCGGTTTTCGAAGCATCACGTATTTTGCGGGTACCGGGCACGTTTAACTTTAAAGCGGAGCCCCTGCCTGTAAGCGTATTGTTCCACGACACCGAACCTTATACATACGAAGAAATAAAGAACCTTTTAGGAGCCAGTGCGCCCGAAGAGGAAGAAGAGTTCATACCGCGCCGACTGAGTCCCCTCATGGAGTCCATGATGGGCAACAAGGTTAAGCGGTTTAAAACAATCATGTTGCGGTCAGTCAATGGCGACGGCTGTAATCAACTACTGCACTGCTACAACAACCAAGATTCGATTGAAGAACCGTTGTGGCGAGCCGCTTTATCCATTGCCGAGCGGTGCGTTGACCGAGAAGATGCCATCCACAAGATGTCATCCAAGTACGAAGGGTACGACCCAGAGCAGACAGAGAAGAAAGCCGCCGAAACAAAAGGCCCATACCTGTGCAGTTCG